CTCATCAAGTCGTTCGAGGGCTGCGTCCTGCACGCCTATCCCGATCCGGCCAGCGGAGGCGAGCCATGGACCATCGGCTATGGCCACACAGGGGGCGTGAAGCCCGGCGACACCTGCACCCAGGAACAGGCCGACGACTGGCTGCGCGCCGACGTCCGGTATGCGGTCGCGGCCGTCAACCATCTGGTGACGGTCGAGCTCGCCCAGCACCAGTTCGATCCTCTGGTCAGCCTCACCTACAACATCGGGCAGGTGGCGTTCGGCAACTCGACGCTGTTGAAGATGCTGAACGCCGGGCAGTTCAACGCGGTGCCCGGCCAGTTCCTGCGCTGGGACAAGGGCCCCAACGGCCAGCCGCTTCCGGGCCTCACCAGGCGGCGCCATGCAGAGGCCGCCATGTTTTCGGGAGAAGCCGCATGACCAAACAGGCCGTCATTGCCCTCTATGTGATCTTCGCTGGCGGGGCGCTATGCGCCTGTGCCGCCGTCTATTTCCTGATGCGGTGGATGCTGTCATGAACTGGCTCACGCTCGCCCCCTGGATCCTGTCGGCCGTCTTCGCCTTCGGAGGCTTCACCGCCTACGAGATAGAGCGGGGGAACTATCAGGAGGCCAAGGCCACCATCGCCCAGCGTGACACCACGATCTCCACCATGCAGACCCGGCAGGCCGAGAACATCGCCGCCGCGGTGAAGAAGGTGAACGACGCCAACGCCCAGGATCAGGCCACGTCACAACGCATCATCACGGTCCTGACCGTGGCCAAGCAGAACCTCGAGGAGCGCGCCAATGCCGCCGAAACAGCCCTTGCCAACGTCCCGCCGACCGTCACGCCTGCGGGTTGCCCTGCACCGATCGATACTCCTGTGTTCCGCGCTTTCCTTGACGGCCTGCCTCGGGACGACTGAGACGCCGGCCCTCAAGGTCGAGGTGCCGGTGATCGCCAACCGGGCGGCGCCGGCCGAACTCACGATGCCCTGTGCGCGCCGTCCGCTGAGGCCCGCCATCTTCCTGACCGACAAGGAGGCGCTGACGTGGGCGCTGAAATGGGGCTATGCCGGCGATGCGTGCCGGGCCCTCAGCGATCGACAAGGGGAATGGATCTCAACGCCGCCGAACTTGTAAGAATTCCTTACAAGTTGCCGACCAGCAGTAGTCAAGCATTCCTTGACGACTGACCTATCGCGGGGGCGGGCGCTGTGCCGACATTCGCGCCGTCGCTGTCAGCGACCACATTCGCGTCACTCGCCTTGTTCGCGTCCATCCGTTTCACTCCTGCCAGCATTATAGGTCTTAAAGCGCCTTGCGATCATCGGATAACGCGGGTTTGCTAAACCGTTATAGGGGGTAAACCCCTATCGTGGGTTCGAATCCCATCCCCTCCGCCATTACCTGCATTATATGCGACTCTGGCCCGGTCGTCTCGGCACATAAACCACATACTTATGTGCCGGATTGTGTGCCGTGCATCGCGCGGATTCTTTCCTCCTGTGTCAGATAGTCGAGATAGATTTCGGTCGTCTTGATCGACGCGTGCCCGAGGATGCGTTGCAGCGCGTAGATATTGCCGCCGCCCCGCAGGTACATGACGGCGAAGTAATGGCGCATGTCGTGGAAGCGAAAACGCACCTTCCGCCGCCGCCGCCAGTCCGTGAAGTTGGACGAGAAGTTGTTGTAGCCCTCGCCGTCGCCATGCCAGAAAACCAGCGGGCAAACGGCGTGCCGGGGTGTGCCGGACAATGTGCCGGCCGCCTGCTCGAGCAGGGGCCCGGTCAAGGGAATCGCGCGCGGCCGGTCGGTCTTGGTGCGGTCCAGCGTGATCACGCCGCGGTTGATCTCCACCTGCCGCCAGGTCAGCGTCATGATCTCCCCCATCCGCATGCCGGTCTGGCTGGCGAAGGCGATGATGCGCTTGTAGGCCTCGGCGCGCTCGATGGCTCGCGCGACCTCCTCAGGCGTCGGCAGATCGATGGGATCACGGCGCTCGCGGATCATGTCGCGGTCGTACTCCAGCGCCGGATTGTGCTCGCAGACACCCCAGCCGATCGCGGAGGCAAAGACGCGGGATACCGCCGTCAGGTCGCGCCGCACGGAAGCATTCTTGACGCCGGTCTTCTTGCGGGCGCCGATCATGGCCGCCATGTCGCGCCGGGTGAGCTGGTCGAGGAACTTGCCGTCGAGATGCGGGCGCACGGCCCGGAACGAGACGAGGTAGCGCGTGGCCGTCGTGCCCTTGATGGCGCCGGGCATCACGTCCTCACAGTAGCGGCCCACGGCGTCCTGCCATGTCATGCGGGCGCTCCCGTAGTAGCGCGCGTGGTCTAAATCCTCTTTCCACTTGCCGAGCCGCTTCTTGGCTTCAACCTTAGATGCCGTTCGTAGGCTTCGCCGTAGTTCCTTCCCGGCGGACTGAATGCGACCCCACCAGGTCTTTCCTCGACGGTAGAGGTTGTCTGCCAAGTGCCGTTCTCCTTTGCTCTCTTCCAGTCATCGACGCGCTTCTTGTCGAAAGTCCATAGCCTTCCAAACTGAGCCGCGCCCGGGATCTCGCCGCGCTTCGCCATCTGCTGGGCCTGGCGCAGCCGCATGCCGGTGACGGTGCAGACGTAATCGAGACGGACACGCTCACTCATTACACAGGTCCCTGAGTTGGAGTTTGAAGGGGCTACGCGGCGATTACGCCTACCGCGCCGATCTCGTTAGGTGGTGGGGCTTTCCTTCTTAGTTGTTCCATCCGGGTTCTTCGTGCATCTCGCGCATCTTCGGGAGACAGACAGCGCAGCACCGGCCCGCGAAGGCGTAGCGTTCCGTTTCAACGTCGGTCGCCCTGCAGACAGGGCAGTTGCGCAGACCAGCTTTGAGCGCAGTAAAGTCGTAGTAAGGGGACGGGCGGATTGCCAAGCCGTCAGGCCCCCACACGCTTAGTTGAGCCTCATATTTCCACTTCTTGCCCGCCTCGTGGACGCGCATAAGCGCCATCGCGGTGAAGCCGTCCTTGTGCATCTTGGCGGCGCTTTCGACAGGCTCGCTCTCGTATGTCGGCCTGATCGTCCAGCCATCCGCCACGGCATCGGCGACCCACTTGCGCACGGCCTCGATATGATCGTCGTCGTTCGTGAAGCCGAATTGGTTTGCTGAAAATGCCATGCGGTCTACTCCTTCGTCACAGTTATCGGTCGGTGCGGGGTTAGGTGTTCCTTTTCGCCGATGACGGCGAAAAGCCCTGTCCCGCGACTTCATTGGGACCTTCCTTCACAGCTTCTCGATCTCGACCTTGCCGACCGGCGCCGTCGCGATGGACACGCGCTGATAGACGCCAACGGTGCTGCCGGGCGAACTTTCGGCCAACTCGGCGGCACGCTTCTCGGCGGCCTTTTGCGTGGCGAAGCTCTCGCCGCTCTCGGTCTTGTCGCTCCAGGAAATGTTGCCTTCGGAGTCCACCACTACGAACTTGCGCGCCATCATCTTCTCCTCGAAATTGGGCATCAGTGCCCGTTGAAAAACTCGGTCGGTGCGGTAGGGCGTCATCGCCCGCGTAGCGCGTTACCCCTCCGATGCAGGCGCGGAGGAGGTGAGGGACAGGAGAGCGCGGGCGACGACCAGCGCGTCATTGGTGCCGGCGCCGATTGAGCCGTCAGGATTTATGATTATGGGCGGCCCGTCCGGCTGCTGTAGAATGCGCTCCAGCTCGTCGATGGTCGGTCGCTTCTTGGAGAGCGGACGCTCCGCGGCCTCCACAATCCGCCGCGCCTTCTCCACCACCTCCGCCTCTACAGCAGGGGCGCGAATCAGTGAGAGCAATTTGCGGATGCAGCTTGCCGTCCCTTGATTGCCGGAGCGTTCATGGCTCGCTGCTACGCGCTCCGCCCATGCCAAAGTTTCAGCCGTCTCCCGATCAAGATTATCCGTCATGGCCGGAGTCCTTCTACGGTGTGGAAACATTCGCGCAGCGGGCCGTCGTCCGTGTCGTGGGTGAGGCCGTCGCATCGCAGCCAACCATCGCTCTCGACCTGGAGATAGCCGCCGCAGTTCGGATCGGGGCACCGGCGCGAGACAAACCGGCCGCCAGCGGCGCGGATTACCTTGGGTTCGACAGCGGCCGTCATGTCTTCCCTGCCTTCTTGGGGGTGTCGAGGGTGAGGGTGGCGCGCTTTGCCGTAACGCCGCGCTCGTGAGGGATGCGCAGGCAATCCCTGCGCGAGTAATTGCAAGCGGACGCGTAGATGTGGCCGTTGGCGTCCACGAGAACCCACACCTTGAACGTCCGCCGCTTTACTGTCTTACGTTTCATGGGGTGTCCTTACCTTTGCTCGGGATGGGCGCGGTGGCATCGGTGGGAAGCGTGATCTCCGAATCGTGGCAGATCATGATTGCGTCGCCGTCGTCGTACATGAACAGGTTGCGGGACATCCGCGCGGAACCACGAATTACGCGTGTGGCAGGCTTGCCGCACACCAGGATGCGCTCGCCGACGCCTTTGGGGGCTTCACAGCGCCGAACGGTCGAGAAGCGCAGGAACCCGCTGAAATTTGCCCGGTCGCCGCCGCAGCCACTGCACCAATCCCGGAAGCAGAGCGCACGCGCCTTTCCCGGCGAGCGGGCGCTGTAGAGGATTTCAGGAAAGCCCTCGACCCTTGCAGCGTACGTGCGAATGGGCTTTAGCGGCTCAACAGATGGCGCAGCGCCAGCCCCACCAAAGGTCAGGGAGGTATTATTCTTCACTTCCCCGCTCACTCTCTCCGTCTCTCGCTTGGTCATGATTCAATTCCTTGATGTGTTCGCTACGCCTTCGGCTCCGCCGATGCTTCTTGCACGACGGGTTTCCCGTCATTTGGCGCAGCCTGCTCCCAGCACGGGCACTCGACGCCTTCGCGAGGCTGCATGTATGAGCCGGGGCGTTCCTGAAGCTTCGGGATCGGCGAACCGTGGGCTCTGTAGTCCACCGAATCGGGCCACTTGAAGTCGCTCGGGAAAATCCATGTGCATTTGTAGGATCCGCCGTGCCAGAACGGCTTGCCGTCCGAGCGCGGGCGCAGCCATTTGCACGTCCCGCATTTCTGCGGCGGCTTCTTGGCCCATCGCGGCTCTCGCTCGCTCATCTCAACTCCGTCCTTCCGCCAATCTTCTGTTTGAACTTCCCACCCCTTGCACATTGAAACGTAGAGCGGGGCCTGATGCCGAGGAAATTTCGTTCTTGCCGGTAGACCTTGGCGATGGTCTTCACGTCGGCCGCCGTCTTGCCGCCCCTATGGCAGCACTCCTTGCCCAGCAGCTTTCCGTCCTCGACGGTGAGTTGCCGCTTCTTGTCGAGGATCAGCGCCTCGGGGATCGTGTGGTCGATCTCGTAGAGCTTCTTGCCCAGCACCAGGCCGCAGCCCTCGCAGACGACATGGCCGTTGGCGTTCATGGCTCGGCGCACGATCTGGGCGCGCTGGGTGCGGGTGAACTCGCGGCGGTTCATGCCGTCTCCTTGAACGTGACGCCATGAGAGACACCCCATGCAATCACGTATTCGATCAGGCTCGAACTACGTTCCTTGGACATGCGGGCCGACGATTCGCGAAGCTGGACGAAACCGCTGTTCTCCAGATCGGGCACCATGCGGATGCCCGAGCCTTCGCCCTTGGTGGCGATGCCGTGGGACATGATCAGCAGGGCCTTCCAATCCTCGTCATCCATGTTAAGGCCGTTCCAGACGGGCTTTGCCTTGGCGATGTCAGCCACCAGGGCATGAAACTTCGCGTTCTGGTCGAGCGATCGGTTCGGCTTGCGGATCACCACCACCATGCCCTGCTCGGCCGTGCGGATGGCCTCGCAGGCCCGTTGGCGGGCCGTGTCGTGGACCAGCCGATAGGTCTGCGTCTCGCTCACGCCGCGGCCCGCTGCGTCCGCGCCAGCGCCGCGTTGAACGACTTCATGACCTCGGCGTGCAGTTCCTGATGCGAGCCCATGAGCTTCTTGAGCGCCTTGGCGTTGCCCATGTTCCAGCCCTTCACGTCTTCCTCGTTGGCGAACGTGGCGAGCTTCCCGTTCTGCTCCGTCACCCAGCGCCGGGCCGCGTCGTCCACGTCGGGATTGCGGGGGTGCGGGCTCGGCGGCACGGGCAGACCCGCGGAGTGCTTGGCCAGCACGTCGGCAAGCCGGGCGTATTCGTGTTCCTTGATGATGCTGGTGCGGCCGCGCGTCTCGATCTCGACCCACGGGCTCGGCAGGCTATAGAGATAGCGGCCGACGCCCCACAGGACGGCGGCGCGCTTGAAGGCGTCGGACAGCGCCCCCTTCTCGGCCTCGATGTCGGAGTCGCCCGCGCCGTTGGACTTCCACACCCAATCGTCGCCGCACTTGATGCCGATGCTGCACACGGTTTTCTGCCCGGCGTGCGGGTAGGTCGCCTGCCAGCCACCGGGGCCGCACACGTCGTCCAGCCGCTCCATCACGTCGCGGGCGTCGAGGTAGGCCAGCGCCATGCCGCGATCCTTGTTGGCCGTGGTCGATCCGATGCGCCACGAAATCTGCTTGGGGTGGAAGGGGAGCGCGAGCGCCTTGAGGTCAAGCATGGTGGTTCTCCCGGAGGTGCCGGCTTTCCTGCAGGGCCTCGTTGGACAGGTGGTTGAGGGACTGGCGAAGCTCGCCCAGCGCGTAAGCACGGCCCAGCGATCGGTCCTGGCGCTCGAACGTGGCGGCGAAGGCCCTCAGTCTCTCCGGGTAGTTCATGGAGTTGATGAGGGACGCGCTGGGGCTTTTTCCGTCATCGGAAAAAGGAGCTAAAACTGTATCAGGCATATCGATCTATCTCCTGGGATGTAGTTAGGGGTGGCTCGCCTTCGGCCTAAAAATGAAACGGATCGCGCCCGCTCCAGAACGACGGAGGAGCGGAGGAAGACCCGTCTATCCTGTGA